TCACTGAGGGTGCCTGAGCCGGAAACGCCGTCCCCCGTGACGACGCAGTTGCAGGAGTTGGCTCCGCCGCAATGAGGCATGATTCTCTATCTCACTTTCCGGTCATGGCGACGCGTTAGCGGGTGATGGTCCACGAGTCGGTGAGCGACCCGGACGTGGCGACGAGGCGAGCGTTCAGCGCGGTGCCTGAGGCGTCGAGCCTCAGCCAGCCGGTGGTTGCGCCACCCGGGGAGTTGGTCCCCGAGCACGCGGCCCACATGGCCGGGCACTGGGTGATCTCGCGAGGCTTGTGCCCGCCGTTGCCGACGACGGCAAAGACGGTGCCTCGGCCAGCGGCATACGCATTGTCCGAGTCGACGACGGCCGCAAGTTGCGTGATCTGGTGCGACCGGGAGTAGACGTGGTCGTGGCCAGCGAGGACGAGATCAACACCCTCGCCGATGAGGGTGCCGTCGAGGTAGCGGTCGCGCTCGCACTGGTGGATGGAGGTCGTGAGGCAGGGGATGTGCATCCCCACCACGACCCACTGACCCTTGGCCTTGCCGTCACGAATGGCCTGCACGAGCCACCGGAGTTCCGCGCTGCCCTGCGCGTACTGGAGGTTCCCGCTCGGCAGTGCGATGTTTGGCGAGATGCCGATGTAGCGGACCGGCCCACTGTCGGTCCACCACTGGCCGCGCTCGTAGGTGCCGTTGATGCCGATTCGGCTCGGCAGGCACGCGGCGTAGTTCGCGAACAACCCGTCACCGTTCTGGGCCTCGTGGTTTCCCGGCACGAGTTGGAAAGGTTGCGACACACGGGATTTCACGTAGTCGCACCACTGTTTCTCGACCCCCGAGCCCGACTGGTAGGCCATGTCTCCCAAGTGGCCGACCCACTGCACGTCGGACTTGCCGATGCTGGACAAGACCTCTGCTCCGCTGGCCCCCATGCCGGTGTCGGCCGTGAACGCGAGCGAGATTGCGCCCGTAGGCGTGGCGGTCGGCGTCGCTGTGGTGGTCGGAGTGGCGGTCACGCTCGGGCTCGCGGTCACACTCGGGCTCGCGGTCGGGGAGTCCGAAGTCGTCGGCTCAGGGGTCGGAGTGTGCGGGACGAACCGGACTTGCAGCGCCTCCATGCGCAGGGACTTGCCCGTGGTGCCGCAGGTGCCTCCGTCGCGAGTCCACGCGAGCCACCCGAGGTTTTGCACATGGCAGCGATACTCAACGCTGCCCCACCCGGCAGCGGTCGGAACGAGCCGGATGCGGATTGCCTCCATGCGCAGCGACCGGCCGGTTGTCCCAGCGGCTTCGCCTACGCCCTCATGTGACGCCCCAACCCACGGCATCCAGCCGATGTTCTGGACGTGCGCCTGATAGTCGAGCGGGAAGCCGTAGAGCCGCACCGCTTCGAGGCGCAAGGCTCGACCAGTGGTGCCGATGGTCTGGGTCGTCTGTGGCATCCAGCCGATGTTCTGGACGTGAGCCTCTCCGGGCACCGGCGTGACGGTGGATGCCGTCGCGGAGGCGGAGACGCCAAGGCTCACGAGGAGTGCAAACAGGATGGCCTTGAACTTCATGGTTCGCTCTCTCTCTACAGACTGTGAATGCCAGTATGGCATTGCTATGCGGTGGCGGACACGCGGATGCCAGACAGGGAGAGTCGCGCATTCGTCCCACCGGAGAAGTAGGACCTGACGATGATCTGGCCCAGCCCGTTGACGTCCACTCGCGCCCCGCCAGAGTCTGCTTGCACGGAGAAGATCTCGATCAGCGCCGGATGGACCGGCAGGGTGGCAACCGGGGTTCCAGCGGTGCCCGACTTGATGACGCCGCGAAGGTCAACAGTGTCGCCGATGACCCGATAGGCGGCAGGCGCTGTCCCTGCCCCAAAGTTCGTCCACGAGTTGGCCAGAGTCAGAGGAGTCCATGCTCCACCCGGAGCGCCAGCGTTCGGATGGTTGTGCCGGTCAAGGATTCGCAGCCGCTGCTCCACACTCCTCATCCACGATTCGCCATCGGTCGGCATCCGGTTACTAGCCATCATCGCTCCCGAGGGTGCTGATGCCGGAGAGAGGTCCGGGCGCGGTGGACAGGGAGACCGAGATGGTCTCACCCTGACTGTTCTCCTCCACCGCAAGGCGATCCAGTTTCTGCATCTGCGTGACCGGTCGGCATGTGGCGGTCGAGCGCAGGGGCACCCACACGCCCGGGCACAGATCGGAGATGCTGAGCGCGGTCGAGCGAGGGTCGAGGCTGGCGTTGTCGGGGACGCGCACCACCACTGGGGCAGGGTGTCGTCCGGCGAGGTTTCTCGCCGCCTGTGAGCGCAGTTCGGCTGTCGATGGCTTTGTCGTGGGCGTCGAGGTGTCGGAGACGTCCTCGGCATAGGACGTGTTCAACAACTCCCACTCGCCGTAGTAGGGATCAATGGACTCGCTGCCCGGCTGACCGATTCCGACCGCCCCCCAGTTGCCCTCACTGTCGGTCACGGCCGAGTAGGTGGCCAACTCCATGCCGTATTCGGTGACGATAACTTCATCAAGGAAGTCTTGCTCGGTGAGCGCCGCCGTCTGCCCGATCGAATGGTGAACGTCCCACCCGAGGATGCGGCGGCCAATGACGGTGTAGTCGAGCCCCGCCCGGGCGGCCATCGAGTCGATGTCCTCCCAGACTGTCATCTGGTACGGCTTCGTGTTGCGCGCGGTGCGCGCCGTCTGCGAGTCGGTTCGGATGTCGAGGTAGGGCAGGACGTTGATGGGCGGGTCGAGCCGCTCCTTGCGGAACAACTCGTTCGTCAGCATCGTCCTCATCCGCTCGGTGACGGTGGTGACGTTGGGGTGCGCGTTGTTGTAGGCGGCACGGGCGATGGTCCGGTATGGGTAGAACATGACGTCCCGGGCGTCGATCTCCACCTCGCCGGGACGGTAGGCGAGCCGAGTGATCGGCCCCTCCCAGACCCGGTCGTCGCCACGGTAGATGACCATCTCGTGTCGCCCCGTGCGCAAGTCCCCGAGGATGTCGCAGCACTTCGCGCCACCAGTGGAGACCCGCACGAGGGCCTTGCTCATGTCGTCACGGATGCGGCCCCAGCGCACAACGGAGACAGAATCGAGTTCGGCGATCGCTCGGCGGCCGCCGCGATCGGTGATGATGACGTGATGGATCTCGCAGGGGATCACGCGCGCACCGCGATCTTCACGTCGATGTGTCCGTCGCTGACGATGTCATAGACCTCGACGACCATGAGGTAGCCGTCAGAGCAGTCGAGCACCGGCCATGTGAGTGGAGTGAAGTCGAGGGACGTCAAGAGGGTGTTGCCGTTCCTGACGCTGCTGCGCCCTGTGGGGACACCGCCAACGATCTCCTCCACAACCGTGTAGGCGGACTGCTCGACCGCATCAACGATCATTCCGTCCTCCCCGACATAGTTGATCGTGAACGCAGCGCACAGCGAGCACGGATCGACGTCGTTGACGTCCACCGGCTGCACGGGAGCCGGGTAGAAGAGGACGTTCATGCGCGACAGGGGAGTGTCCGTGTGGATGTCGAGGATCGGCAGGATGTCGCTCACGCTCGGCACCATCCCGGGTGGGATGTAGATGCCGTATCGCCGCAGGACCGGGCCTGAGTTCTCGCCACAGACCGTGCTGAGCAGGGGCGCGCTGGGCGGGGTCGGCATCGGTTCGCAGGCCGGGTCCACGATCGAGCCCTCGATCAACTCCTCGCAGCGCGGGATCGCCACCGGGAGCGAGAACCCAACAGCCGAAGGATCGACCGCGTCTCCGAAGTCGACTCGCCCAACGGGCACCTCAGCGCTGTAGGCGTAGGGGCGTCCCGCGACGAGGGTGAACTCGACCTTCACCATGGCGGCCCCGCGCGAGGCGTACTGCTCGATGACCGTCGGCCCAGAGACGCGAGTCACCTGTCGTTGGGTGCGGCCATACGGCCTCGCGTTGGCGTCCAGAGTCGCACCAACGGTATCGGTGGGCAGTTGTGCGCTGAACCCCTCCAGCGACGCCCACGAGGCCGCGCTGGCCTCCAAGACGGGGCCTTCCTCGGCGAATGTCCATGTCTGGGAGGCAACCGAGTAGGGGTCTGCGTCAATGGACCGGACCCTCCACGTCATGTTGCCTTCCCTGCACTCGTCAATGGAGACGCTGATCTCCCCTTCAGTGATGCTGCCTTCCGTCGACGCGACGACGACTCCGTCGATCAGGGCTTCCACCGCGACCATGGCGTAGTCGTCAGGGTCGCTCGGCTCGTAGATCGTGCTGGCGGAGTAGTCAGGCTGCCCCTCCCAGTCATAGTTGGCGGTCGGGGTGTCGGCGAATGATCCGTCAAAGTAGGGGCCGGGTCCGACCGCTGTGGCGACCTCTTCCAGAAGGGTGTCGTCAATGGTGAACGAGGACAGCGCGACGTCATTCATCGTGTAGAGCATGAAGGTGATCCCAGTCGTCCCGCTCGGGGTGACCGCGACAGAAGAAGCGCTGATGGTGGTCTCTCCCGAAGTCGGAATGGTCACCGTCGAGCCTGAACTGACGAGGGTAAAGGCATCCCCAGTGGCGTAGACGCGAATTTGAACATCCAATGGATCCCCAGTGAGGTTCCCGACCTTGCACGACGCGGCGTACCTCTTGCCGGAGGTAGATGAGGTGCGGTACTCCGCAGCAAAGGTGCCGGACACGGCGTCCGTGGTGACGACCTGATATTTCCCAGTCGACAGCAGGCCGCCGCGCGAGTTGTATTGATCGCCAACCAGATTCCCGTCAGTGTCGGCAGCGAGGAGCGTCGACACTGACTGCCCAGTGGCCCCACTCCATGCGTAGGACCATCCAGTGGGCGCTCCTGTCGAAGACCCGTCGAAGTAGTCACGCAAGGGGACGTCGCGCTCGGCGAGGACCCCAGTGGCAATGATCTCTTTCGTGGTCGACCACTTGGCTCCAGCAGTGTCCACCGGCACGACTCGAACCGCGATGGAGTCGACGAACACCGGGATGGTGACCCCTGTGACGGACAGCCGCTGCAACGCGCCTGTGTTGCTGACAGTCGGGGAGGTGTAGGGCGTCCCGAAGAGGACCCCGGCCGAATAGGTGGCCACCTCCAGATAGAACTGAGGAATGTCGCGCGCCATCGCGTAGGCAGAGACGGTGAAGGTCCATCCCTCGTCGAACGTGACGCCGGTCGCCTGCGCCGAGCCCAAGGCGAGGGCGGTGTCGTTGACGGTGTCGGCGCTGGACGTCGAGCGCATCTTCACGGCCGACGAGATCCCTGCCGGTGCCCCGAGGCCGCTCAGGTTGGCGAGCCGCTCGATGGGGTAGTTGGCGGCGTTGCTCACTCCCATGGCCGTCCATCGAGTCAGCGACGTCTCGCCGGTCGGATTCAGCGCATAGTTGGTGCGCAGTGTGATCGCACCATTGGACGGGTGCCGGTAGGAAGGGTTGGGGATCAGGTTCTTGCGCAGCAGGGGAGTCGACGGCTGGTCGAAAGCCACCGTCATCGTGGACGGCCCGGACCCCACCGGGGTGATGAACCAGATCTCCCCGCCGACCGCCGCTGGCGTGAACAAACCATCCAAGGTGAGGGTCCCGCCATTGGCAGTCCACCCGCTGGCGTCGATGGCCGTGAAGGTTCCCACCTTGTCCGGAATGCCATACGGGTCAAGGCAGTCAGGACATGCCGAGAAGTAGGAGAGGCTCCCTCCATCGCAGGACGAGCCGCGCCGGAGAATACGCGACAACCACCGCTGGCCGATGGCGAGCGCCCGGTCGTCGACGCCCACAAGGAGGCCGCTCACGCGGATCTCCCGAGTGCCTGCCCGGGGGCGGTCGACGTAACCCCCGTCCACGGACGACTCGATGACACGAGTGGTGATCGTCGCGTCATCGAGGCCAGAGACTGACAGGGGATAGAAGCCGACGAAGCCCCACGAGTCAGGGTCCTCCGGGTCAAACCACTCGGGGCGGTCGAGCAGGGGGGTCCGATACGCCGACGCTCGCAGGATCTGCGCGCGAGTCAGGGCGCTCGTGGGCCGGTTGATGACGTTCGGGAGCCCAGAGCAGGGGTAGCAGTTGCGCACCGACAACATGGGGACGAGCGAGGAACTGTAGGCCGCGAACCGTTCGCTGTTGATGATCTCGTGCCCATCGAGCGCGAGATAGCCGTCGTAGGCCACGAAGGCTCCTCTCAGTGGAAACTGCTGGCGAGTCGGTCAAGCACGGACTCGGCCACGAGTTCCGGGTTCGCGTTCGGACTGTTGACCACGATAGCGCCGGGCTGGATGACGATGCTGCGCGCTCCGGCGATCCCACCGCTTGCCATTGCCGTCTTGCCTTGGGCGAAGGCTGCGACTTCCCGCACGGCAGGAGAGATCAGTGACAGGGGCCGCGTCAACGGCACCACCATCTCGGGACCGGCTTCGCCGATCAGGGCGCGAGTGGGGCCGAAGACGACGCCACCGGTGGCGAAGGCCGTCCGGCCGCCAGCGGTGGACCGGCCGATGTTCGACGCTTGGCTGGAGAGACTGAGCATGGAACTGACGACAGCCCGAATGTTCGCCAGCCATCTCGTCGCGGTGTCGTAGGCCGCGCTGAATGCGCCGCCAATCGCTCCGGCGAGTCCAGACAGGGCTCTTCCGGCCGCGCCGGGGACGCCAGCCAAGCCCAACTGGGTCGCTTGGGGGAACAGTTTGAGGAGCCCCTGCGCGAGGCCGTAAGCCTGCGTGAACGGATTCCCGATCAGGGTTGGCAGGGAAGCCAGAGCCCCGGTTGCAGCGGGACCGCTGCGCCCGAGTTCCGAACTGACATTGGACGGCAAAAGGGAGAGAGGGATCTGAGCCAGCGTCAGGCCCAATGTGAACGGGTTCGCGATGGCCAGCGGGAGTCCGGCCAGAGACGTGGTGGCATCTGTGGGGATGCCGTCGAAGATCGGCTTCAGGCGACTCTTCCCGCCGCTCGCCTCGGTCTCCGCGCCAGTGAACCACTCCGCAACCTTCTGCCCACCAGTGCTGGCCCACTCTCCGATCTTCCCGAGGGTGTCCTGCGTCCAACTGCCGATGGTCTCCACCATGCTGGTGCTCGTCTTCGAAGACACTCCGCCAAAGTGCTCAGACCATGCCGTGATGTCAGCCTTCGACTTCTCGTACCAGTCCGCCTTCGGGCCGGGCGTCGAGTTCTGCGTATCGCGCTCGGTCTGACGGAAGGCGGCGCGGACGCGCTCTTGGCTCTTCTCAACAGCGGCCGCCATGGCGTCGAGCCGACGCTGCTGCTCCTTCTCGTCGGCCTGAGAGAGTCCGCCGCCCGTCAGTTTTGACCAACTGTCGGATGCGGGGAACTTTGTGTCGAGCGACGGGGTGGAAGACGACTTGCTCTTCGAACTCCCACCCCCGACGATGGCGTCGATGATGGTCTTGGCGGGAAGCATGACCTTCATGAGAACATCCACGGCTCGCGACAGCGCCGTGATCGCCTCGGCCATTTTCTTGGCACCTTCGACGATTGTCAGAAAGTCTGATCGCGCTTTGTCGGTGTCGAGATTCTTCAGCGTCTCGCCGACATTCTTGATGATCTCCCACAACTTGTCCGCCAACTCCCGGGCATCAGAGAAGAACTGCTTCATCTTCTCCTTGCCATCGGGACTCCCCAGCCATTTGTTGAACTCCTCCGCCTTCCTCGACAGCGTGTCGAGCATGTCGTTGCCAGCATTGGCGTCGCCGGAAGTGAAGATCTTCCCGATGGCCCCGGCGAGGTTCGAGACGATGCCCCACAGGTTGTTCGCGGCGGTCCACGCCTGATCCATCCACGTCTTGATCTGGTTCTGGCCTTCCAGCGAGGTTGCCCACTCACGGAAGCGCTCCATGAGCCCGTTGAAGGAGGACGCGAACCGCTCTGCGACCGGGAGCACGCCAGCAAAGAACGAGACAAGGCCGGTGCCGAGGCTGTTGAAGGCTCCACCCATGTCAGTGAAGAGGCGTGGGAGGGACTGGCCCCACTCGGCAAGTCGCTGCTGGAACTCGCTGTTTTGGACCTTGCGACCAAGGTCAGCCATCACTTCGCCGAAGGCGGTGACAAGGCTCCTCATGACCGGCTTCGCCCCATTGATCGCAGGGACGATGGTGCCCTCGATCTGGGAGGCGACGCGGTCGGACTCCTCGCTGGCGGAGTCGCCCAAGTCGGCAAAGGCTTTCTTGATGCGGCTCAGTGACGCCGCCGCCTTGGTGCCGTCCTCCCCCATTCGCCGGAAGACGAGGACGGCCGCGCCCAGTCCAGCGGCGAGACCGACGATGGCGGGGCCGAGCGCCAGCAGGCCGCCGATGATGCCGATGGAGATCGAGCCGACAAGCGCAGTGAGTGCCCCAATGAGAAGCCACAGGCCGGAGACCAGGATGGGAATGGCGACTGCCGCGGCGGCGACGGCGACGGCGAGTGCGGCCAGCCCGGCCGCAGCAGCCGGGGCGGCACGCGCGGCGAGAGCGCTGAGCGCTTCCATCGACGAGGCTCCGCCCAACCTCAGCACCTTGAAGCCTTCGGCGAGTTGACTGACTCCGCTGGCCAACTTCGACATGAGCGTGAAGGGCACGGAGAGCATGTTGACGAGTCCACCAATGGCGCTGCCGAAGAAGTTGAGGAAGTTGTTGCGGCTGCCCTTGCCGAGGATGGTCCCGACAAAGCCGCCGCTGCGATTGATCCTGAGGGCGATGGAGTCGAAGGCTCCTTCGATGGAGCGGACACGGGACCTGACGCCGCGAGCAAGGGCTTCGCCAGCGGTCTCACCGGCATGCTCGAACTGGGCGGCGAGGCTGGTGAGTTCGCTCCTCTTGAAGATGAACCCATCGGACTTCTTGCGGAAGACGAGCGAGTACTTCTCGGCGATGGAGTCGAACGCCTTGTTCATCCGGTCGGCGTGGACGATGGCGTCGCGCAACTCGATCTGCTGAACCCGTCGCGCCTCGGCGACAAACCTCTCCTGGGCGGCCGCCATCCGCTGCTGTCGGGCGGCGACCTCCTTCTCCTCAGCGAGGGCGATCTTCGCCAACTGGCGACGGCCTTCCTCGGCAAACTTCTGCTGCGCCACCAGCATCCGCTGCTGCTCGGCGGACCGGACCTTCGCCGCGTCCAATGCGGCCTTCTCGTCGGCGAGCCGCTGCTTCTCGGCGGCAGCAAGGCTCTCCGCGGCCTTGGCTTGCTTCTCCCAGCGGTTGATCGCAGCAAGGTGTTCTTTCTGCTGCTTGGCCGTCATCTCGCTGAAGTCGTTGCGGATGGAGTTGATGACCCCCCGGAAGTTCTCCGCAGCCTCCGAGGAGTTCTTGAACTCCTTCGACCACCGAGTCAGGATCTTCGGGTCAACAAGGCCACCCGCGAGGCGCTTCTTGACAGCGGAGATCTGGCTGTCGGCGACATCGTCGATGAGCGCCTGAAACGCCTGCATGTCCCGCTCAGAGTCCCGTGCGGCCCGATGGAGGGCACGGCGCATCTGGGTCGTGTCGGCCGTAACGCGCACATACGCTTCGCCGACCATTTCACCGCGAGCCACGGGAAGGCACCCTTCGCTTGGAGAGCATTGTTCACAGGGTACTGCCCGGCGAGTCAGCCGCCCACAACTTGCGCATGGAAGGCCGCGAAGGCAGCGCCCTCAGCGTCGACTTCTGCCTGCGTGGGACGACGTGGCTTGTCGCGGCGTCGCTGGCTCGGAAGTGGGCTCAGGAGGGCTTCGTCGAACGCTTGGATGGCCTCGGCGTCGACTTCAATATCTCTAGCCTGTCCGGTGGCCCATGCGTAAATGAGATTGATGAGCCGGTCTGGCCTCAGGTGGAGTGGGTCGATTCGTCGGCCGACGCACCATCCGTCGAAGGCTCGCCACCGGTCGGCGGCGAGGAGGAGGAGGTGGGCGACGGTTCCGTAGGGTTTCCGGACCACTCCTCGACGAGCGCGAAGAGGATCTCGTAGACCTTCTCCTCATCGAACTCGTCCTTGCGAGAGAAGAGTCGCCGAGAGAAGTGCCGACGGTCGTCGTTGGACTCCATCCAGTCGAAGAAGCAGTTGATGCTGGCGGCGGTCATGCTGCTGCCGGTGCCCAACTCGAAGTTCATGATGAGCATCGCCATCTGGGCACTGGTGGCCGGGAGGAACACCACTTCACGGTCGTCGATCTTGAAGGTGACCGGTCCGCCGATGAGTGACTCTTTCTCATCAGCGTTCTTGACCGAGGTGGTGAACTCGCGCATGTGCTTCTCCTGTCGTCCTTACGAGAAGCGTAGCCGTCAGGCCGGACGCACCCACCGGGCATTGACCGCTGTCGTGCCCATGACGCTGAACATGGCCCGAGTGAGGAAAGGGTTCGCCCGCTGACCTTGGACTCCCTGCTTCGTGGCCCTCGGCCACGGGTTCCTCGCCCCCGGGGTCCACCTACCTGCACTCTTTGGACCGGGCGTAGCGCCGCGCAACCTGTGGAACCCGAAACTGTCGCCCGTGCCCTCGTGGACGTAGATGCCGTAGTGGACGTGAGCGCGGACGATGGTGCGTGAGCGTCGCGTGCCGCCCGTGGTGTGCTCGCGCAGGGAGCGAGCCATTCGCCCAGTGCGAGCGGGTGCCTCTATCGCTGCACGGCGACGAATCTTCTTCCCTTTCGAGTTGGTCCACTTGTAGACCGACCCTCTGGGCATGGTGAACTCACTCATCTTCGCGTCGAAGACGGTGACCCTGACGTAGACCCGCGACATGGCTCAGACGATCCGCCAAGTGGCCATCCACGCCCCGCCAAGGCAGTCGCCCTCTGGGCCGAACGTGGTGAACTGCTCCGGCCGCCCCTGATCGGCCACCGTGTCGCAGCAGGTGATGACCTTGTGCATCAGGCCCATGTCGCGCACCAACGTCACGTTGGCATCGAACTGCTCGGCCAAGGTCGGCGGGTCTCCCAACTCGTTGACCATCGGAGCGCAGCGCGCCACCCCCACCTCCAGAGTGACGTCGTACTGCATGACGCAGTCGTTGAACTGCTCGTCGATGACGGGGACGATCCCGGCCAGCCGCACCCACGCCTGTCCATCGCCGCAGAAGTCAAGGACCGCGTCGGACCCGGGGATGACTCCACAGAAGCAGACGGCCGGGACTTCTCCCGCTTCAGCGGCATTGGCAAGGGTGGAGCAGAGGCATGAGGCGAGATCGTTCATCAGCCCTTGCACCTGCTGCTCGATGAAGGTCGGCACGTCAGCCTCCGAAGGTGGTGACGCGGCCCGGGCGCAGGTCCGGCGACCAGACGGTGGGCGGAACCTTCAGGCGGTGCGGATTCTGGCGCGCAATATAGGCGTCGACCTCCCTGATGCCGGTGTATCCCTCGGGGAACATGCCTTGCTGGATGGACATCGTGATGCCGCGTCGAGTGATTTCGGTGACCCCAGAGGGCAACTTGCACTTGCGGTCGCCGGAGCACGCCTTGGCGTACTCGCAGGCGAGGACGCCGCCCACGTAGGCCCCCCACGCGTCAACGGGCGTGGCGGGGAGAAGTTCGACGGTGAACGTCCCGACCTCTCCGGCCGGGAGTCCCATGTCTTGACAGGTGGGCCACCGGTGCCCGTCCTGCCGCACCAGCCGGGTGTAGTCGTCGACACGGTAGGCGGTCGGAGCGAGGACCACTCCGTCGATGGTGACGTCTCCGATGAAGCCGACGAACCCGGGCAGGATGATCTCCGAGACGGCGGTGCAGGAGCAGTCCGTCTGACAGCCGCAGGCATTGACCCACTGACCGTCAAGGTTGATGTGCGGACTGAAGCCGGTGAACGGCTTCGCGCAGGCCGGGCTGCACGGCCGCAGAATGACTGGACATCCGCCAACTGAATAGCCGGTGAGCATCCGGAGGGTCTCCCCGGCGAGTGCCATGGCCCGGGCCTTGACTTCGGTGTGGTACTGGTCGAACTCAGAACAGCAGTCGGTGTTGATCGGCCAGCACGAGGACGGCAACTCTGGTGCGGGGATACTCACGAGTCCTCCTAGGAACAGATGAGGGGGGTGGGCTCGCGCCTACCCCCCTCATCATGCCGTACTCAGGCAGCGGCCCAAGCAGTGCCGGTCCAGCGCGCCTTCGACCCGTCTCCGAGCACGACATGCTGTCCAGCGGTCCACGCCGTGGTCGGCGAGGCCGTGATCGAACTACCCTGCAACGCCGTGAGGTTGGCCGGGGGGTAGGAGTCGGCAGGACCCCAGGTGCCCGGGTTGCCTGCGGTGGCGGTCGTCGCCGGAGGACCAGACGCGGTGCAGTCGCACGACGGCTCCGGGGGAGCGATCGTGGTGTACTGCACATGCAGGTGGTCCTTCGGGTCCATCGCCAGCAGCAGCGGGCTGGCCGTGCCAGTGGCATCCGGCACGACGTCGTAGGGGCCGACGCCCCAGCCGGTGCCATCCTTGGTCGCCGCGTTCTGCAGGACGAAGGTGACTGCGCCGTTTTCGATGGTGAAGTCGCCGAGGACGCCACCACTGATGAACGGCAGGAGGGTGTACCCGTAGGAACCGCCCGCGTTGGGGTCGTCACAGACGATCCCGGGGACGTTCGACCAGACCTCCAAGGCGAACCCGGCGCCCTTGACGTCCACGCCCGTGTTGACCCGGAAGCCGACGGCGATCCCGAGACCGTCGAAGACGACCGACTGGTTGGTCATCATCGCGTACAACTCGGGGTTCACGTCACAGAAGGTGACCTGCACGCCGTAGCCGTTGAGGGTGGGGCTGGACGGCTCGTACACGCAGTTCTCGCCAGCGGCATTCTGGACGGCGATCTCGTCGGACTCGGTGACGTTGGCGGTCAGCGCAACCGAGACGAAGCCCTTCGTGGCGATGGACGAGCAGCCGCTCGGAGCGATCCGTCCACAGGCGTCGAGGCGGGTGACTCGCATGATGCGGCCACGCACCAGAGGGAAACACTTGCCCATGTCAGGACTCCTTCTTCGGCGCGGTCTTCTTGGCCGCCTTGTCGGGGTTCAGACCCGCCTTGTCGACGACTGCCTGTGGGGCGAGGAAGTGCCCCTCGGTGGTGGTGCGCACCACCGAGGGGGACAACTTCAACTCCTCAGCAGCCGCGAGCAGGAGGATCGCGTTGTCGGAGGTGAGCCCTTCGACCTTCACGTCGCTCATTCTCGTGACCTCTCTTTCCTTGGTCCGGCGATCAGACCGTGAAGCAGTGGGCGTTGGACGCCTCGCCGGTCACGCCACCGGCGCAGACGACGATCTCGACCAACTTCGAGGCGTAGCAGTTCTGCAACAGGAGGAGGCCCTGCTCGAAGAACAGGCCCGTCATCGTGTTGACCGACAGCGACGCAGCGTCGTAGACAGCGTCGAGGCTGATGACGTCGGCGGTGCCCTTGACGAAGGTGCCAGCGGGGTAGACCAGCAACCGCGCCGTGGCCGGGTAGCCGACCGCGTTGTTCGCCAGCGACTGCCAGTTGAAGATGAACTGGACCGAGACGTTGCGCGCCCCGAAGTAGCGGGCGATGTCCGCGTCGGTGACGGCCAGCAGGTCGACACCATTGCGGCTGGCGAGGTCGGCGCGGATGACGGACTTCAGCCAGTGCGGGGCCTTCACCTCGATCGTGTGGCTGTCCGCGAGGCGGTACTGCTGACGAGTCGTCTCCGCGACCAGTTCGACGGCGTTGAGCGCGTTGGAGCCGACGGAGCCGACGGAGCCGGTGGCCAGCGCCGCCCCGGAGGCCGTGACCATCTTGTTGACGAGGTAGGCCGACACCCGGTGCTGGTGCGCGATGAGCGCCTTCGCAATGGTCGACTTCACCAGTTCGGGGTAGGCCGCATTGGTGAGCAGCGGCACCTTGATGCAGATGCCGATGGCGTCGAGGCGGACCTCGTCGAAGTCGGGGCAGTCGACCTCGTAGCAGGTCTTCGTGGTCCCGGCGATGGCCTGAGCCTCGGTCTGGGTGAACCCGGCGTTGTAGATGGCCGAGAAGTCCGGACCGGAGGTGTAGCGCACGCCACCACGGGTGACGGCGATCTCCGGCAGGTCGAGCAGACCATCGGTGGACTCGTCCTGACAGAAGTCGTAGAGCGTCTCGGACGGTGCGCACCAGCCACCAGCGGCGACGAGGGAGCCGCCGTCGAGGGAGGTCTCCTTGGCCGCGGAGGCGACGACGGCCATGTCGTCCTTGTTGTCCGCGATCAGGTGGTCCGGGAAGGACAGGCCGAGCGAGGCGACGCCATACCGCTGCATCTGCGCACCCTCGATGCCGAACTGGCGAGGGAAGCCCTTGGAGCGGTTGACGAGGGCCTGCGCGACCCCGTCGAGGCCATCCAGCACGGAGCCGGTGGCGAAGTGCGGCACGTCGGCCGCCGCGGTGATGGTGACGACGCTGCGGGTGGGCGCGGGCGGGCGCTCGTCCGCGAGGCGCTGCACGGTGGAGGCGGTCACAGCCTGCTCCTCTTCGGTGTTCGGGTTGGTCTCCTCGGAGGTCTCTTCGGAGTGGGGGTCTTCGGCCTCGGCAGCCTCGACGGTCTCGACGGCCTCTTCGGCCTCGGCGGTCTCGTCCTCGTCCTCGACGACGGTGGACGCGGCGACCCTGCGAGCCTCGCTGAGCGCGGCCATGGTGGACGCGGCGGAGGCTCGGGCTTCAACCTCGGCAGAGAGGCGAGCGAGGTCGGAGATGATCCGCTGAGCGTCAGAGACGTCAGCGGGAGTCGGGTTCTCGACGGCGAACAGGGCGTCGAGCACCTCGTTGCCAGCAGTGATGAGGTCGTCGAGGCCCTGCGCGGAGAGTGCGGTGAGGTCCTCGGTCAGCGGCTCAATGTCAGCCATTGCTGTGTCTCCTGACGGAATGCCCAAAAGGGGAAGCGGGAGGGGAACTCCACAGTGCTTCGCACGGGTGGCATTTCGCGTGGGGCTATGCCCGGACACGCTGACGTACTGCACAGACAGTAGCACCGCCAGCCTGTTTCTGGAACAAACTGGCGGTGCTATGGGGGAAAGTTCAGCGAGCCTCGGACCGGATGGAGCCGCTGCCGCCGTTGCGGACCCGCGCAGCCTGCGCCTCGATCTCGGTGTTGTAGGTGAACTGCCGCCCGTTCTGGTCGGTGTAGATGTAGCGGTACTGGGTGGCCTTCTTGCCGCAATTGCAGGGCATGTCAGTCCTTCCTCGCGGCGGCCAGTGCCGCCATCTTCGACTTGGGGTCTCGTCCGGATTCTCTCATCATGGCGGCCATCTGCTCTCGACGACCGATGGCCGACAGCACTCCGTCGACGATGGTGTTGAGGTCGATGGGCGTCTCGGACAGTCCCGGGATGGCGATACCGGCTGCAACCAGCGCCGACTGCTTCCCTCCGGAGGCGGCAAGGCCGATCCGAGGGATGGGGAAGCCGGGGACGTTGACGGCAAGTGCCGCGACCAACTCCAAGTGACCGCGAATGGTGCGCCAATCGCCCGACAGTGCCGAGCCGCGCAGGGCCGCGATCTGCTCGGGAGTGGCCGACGCCCGGACGGCCCCACTGATCCAGATGCCGTGCTCGTCTTCCCCCGCCGCAACGTCGGCGACAACGGTGCCGGTGTTGTCGTAGTGGGCGACGGTCCGCGAGGCGTTCAACTGAAGGTTGGCGTGGCCGGTCCCCATCGTGATCTGCCCGACCGGGACGTCGCCCGTGGTGGTGAGGACCGTGCCGGTGCGGAAGAACGAGTAGTCCGTCGGCGACGAAGGAGGGGTGATGCACACGTCGCTGATCCCGATGTGGCAAGTGCCCCATGTGGCCAGATGGCCGAAGATGCGCCCGTCTTCAGTCACGACGACTGGCGACGGTCCGGTCAGGCGCGGATCGGTGAACCAGTCCCCGTTGGGGCGCTCGGTTGCATCCGCCACGAGCGTGATGAAAGGCCCATCGGGCTCGCCGGACGCAGCGACGCCGAGAGAATGCTTCCGAGCGTGGTCGCCCGGCCAGAAGCCAAGGGCGTCGTAGTGGCGGTTCGCGCAGTATCCGCTCAGGTACATGGGCTTGACGTACTTGGCGAGGTTGGCGCGGCAGCGGTTGAAATCTCCGGGCATTCCCCAGCCGATCTTGGCGGCACCCTTCCCGTGGGTCCAGTAGTCGCGCAGTCGATCCGTGTCGGCAGGATGGGTGAGCCAGCCCGGGCCATCCTCCGTCTTCACGGCCGCCGCAACGCTCCGCTGGGCGCGTGACTCGATGGCAAGGTCTTCCCCCTCGGCAGGGGCGTACTCATCGGGCACGTCGCCGAGCGCAATGAATGCCTCGTGGAAGGCGGGGATGTGACAGAGGGTGGCTCCGGCGATCCGCGCCGTTGGGACGGACGTCATGATCTCGACCGCAAGTTCGGGGTCGTCGATGGCGCTGCCATCCGGGCCGGTCATCTCGACTTCGACGTCGTCGGCGTCGACGGACACGCCCATCCGGCCGCCCGACTCGGCCATGACGCTGATGACTTCGTCGACTTCAGGGATGGAGGTGAGCAGGTGTCCAGCGCCGAGCACGAGCGAGCCCTTCCTCCATGCGCGCTCGATAGTTCCGACGCGCACGGAGCCGTCGTGACCGTCCATGTTGACGCGCTGGTAGGAGAGTGGCAACGGCAGCGGTCGAGACCGCAATGACCCCGCGCCGAACTGTCGACGATCTCCCGAGGGAGTGCCTTCGGGGGCAAGGACTCCCCAGAACGGCACCGCCTCCACGACGTCGATGAGGTCATCAGTGGGGGTCGGCTCGAAGTCATCGTCAGCCATGTCTGCTCCCAAGGGGTAGGTGGTGCGTTCTTTCCCGACCCATAGTGCCAGTCGGTCGACGGTGATGGCTTCAGGCTCTTCGGCCAGAGTCGCCGGGCTGTCCGGGTAGCCGAGCGTCAGGTGGGGCGTCCACTGAGGGTATTGCTCGACCGAATCCATGCCGTCCTTGATGACGGGCACGTCGAGCAGGGCCTGTCGCTGTTCGGCAAGGTCGTCAGCGTCGAGGAAGAGCACATCCGCGTCCTTGTCGCCAAGGAGGCCGCGACTCTTGACTGCCACCGTGAAGGGCTTCATCGCCGCCGCTGCGGCAGCCACGGCTTCATTGATGAGCGGCCATGGCAGGTCGGCTTCGCCGAACCACACGGTCGTGACATGGGCCTGATCCTCGCTGGACGCCTCATTGACCGGATCGTCAGAGGCAGGCAGGAACACCACGAGGGCGCTAGTGCGCTCCTCCCCGCTCGCAGCCAGAGCGTCGGACTCCGCCGTCAGGCCAACGAGACAACGGCAGTTGAGCGTCTCCTCCGGGGGGGCGGACAGGTCTCCTGGCCGATCCATCGGCACACCGCCGACGGTGAACTTCTCGCCGAGAGGGACGCTCTGCCCGTGCACGGCTGCGTGGGAGGCTCGGACGCGCTCGTCTTTGACGGTGATCCACGTCTTCAGCATCGGCTCGTCCTGCTCGCGCCCGATGGCGACGGCGGCCGTGTTGAGCACCGAGGTCGACAGCATGGCCGCGATGGTCTGGGCCTGCGACAAGATCGTGCTCGGGTCCGGCTCGGAGGTCTGGGCAAGTGCCCTCCGGGTGAAGACGCGCCATGAGGCGATCTCGGCGCGTCCCTCCGCTGAGGGAGAGCGATCCGTCTGGGACTGGATCTCGTCCCTGATGACTTGCTCGGCGCGGGCGACCAGAGCGTCGAGCCAGCCTCTCTGGCCATAGCGCCGCAGCGCATACAGGCAGGACTGCAGGAGTGACTCTTCCACTGCTCTCTGACGATCCCCTCGCGCATCGGCGAAGACATCGACGTCGGTCACGAAGACAGTCATGAGTGGTCCTCGAAGGAGGCGTCCACAAAGGCCATCATCTTCTCCCTGCTGTGTGGCGTCTGTGTCGTCAGCAGCGACTTGACGTAGGCATCGAGGTTGCGGCTGAGTGCCGAGTGCGCGACGCTCACGTCTTCGACAAGCCGGGGCAGTGGAGTCCAAGCGCCGTCGAGCAGTTTGCCGACCTCGTCCGAGGACGCCTTGATGTGAAGGTAGAGATCCTCGGAGGCGATCCCCTGTGGCCGGGACTGAGTGCTGTTCTTCAGTCGGTTCCCGGCCCTCTCCAGCGCTCGCCAGACAAGCGCGTCACAGGTGGCGCTGAGACTGGCACGCTCTTGCGTCTCGTCGCTGTAGCCGCGCCTGCGTGGGCGGTCTGGCCGCTCCGGGGCTGTGCGATTCGGGTGACCATCGAGGGAGCGGCGAGGCATCGGCCCACGAGAGCGGCGGCCTTCGTTGATGATGCCGTCGCCGTCTCCGTCGCGCGGGTCTCCGGGACCGACACGATCCCCGGTCTGCCCGTCCGGCTCGCGGCCGATGGAGGGGTCAATGGCCGGGTCGTATTCAGGCATCGGCAACTCGACGCCGAGCAGTTGCAGGGCGGCGTCGATCTGCTCGGGCGAGCCGGACGCCTTGCCGGAGGCGAGGTTCGACAGAAGCCAGCGACGGTAGTCCTCCTCGCCAGGCTTGTCCTTCTCCGAGAATCCGGTCTCCCGACGCATCGCCTCGGGGCTGATCTCTCCGCGGTCGAAGAGTTCGATCGCTTCGCGAGAGTGGTCGCTGCGGAGCCGCAACTTGGACGTGTCGAAGGTGAGCACCACCTTCGGGTCGTCGAGGACCTTCCGCAGTACGGCTTGCGTGAGGTCGGCAGCGATGTCGGCGAGGGCGGGCTCGATGTGGGTCTTGATCGTCGAGTCCTCGATCTGCCACGCACCCCAGTGGTTGACGTTGCCGGTGCCGAGGAGGATCTCGGGCGGCAGGTCGAGGGAGAGCGCGAGGCGGCGCATGGCGTTGTCGCGCTGGTTGATGGCCTGCTGGTCGAGGTCGTCCCAGAAGGTGAGGTGACGCACCTTGTCGACATACTCGCCGGGGACTTTGACGATGATCGGCGCCAGCGCCGACGGGTCGCCGGGGTCGCTGATGGAGGCCATCATGGTGGCGGTGAGGGATGCCATGAACGGGTCGACAGCACCGCCGATCATGTTCAGGGTGTGCTGCGCCGCTTGAGAGGTGGGGGCAGCGAACGAGACCTCCGAGGGAACGATGAGCAGCCCGGCTCCGGCAAGGCGAGACCGGGCCTGTGCGCCAATGTGCTGGTTGAGCAGGGCGATCTCACGCAGGATCGGCAGGGCCGAGCGGACGGGGGAGTCGGCTTGACTGTGGAATCGCGGGTGGGGCCGATAGGAGCGGATGATCGCGTCTTTGGCCGGGATCGGGGTTCGCTTGCCGTCACCTTCGAGGATGAACCATGAGTTCTTGCCAAGCGATCCGACAGCCTGTCCGGCGACGACGCGCCACTGCTCTTCAGTGCCGCGATCTGAGCCGATGATGTAGGACTCGCCAACCATGAAGCGGTGCAGGCCGAGGGCGTGCAGCATCTGCGTCTGCCGGACCGGGCCGCCGAACAGGTTGTTGACGATGGTCTTGACCCGCTGATCCTCGACAGGCCGGAGCACGTCATCCTCGTCCGGCTTGGAGGCGATGAGGGTCGCGCGAGAGACGGCGTTGGCGAACCACGCGGAGGCGTAGCGCAGTTCTCCCGTGGTGTCGTAGAACGCCCACGCCTCGTCCTGCCAAGCCATGCGCTGGACGCCCTGACGATCCCCCTTGGGGACTTCGTAGGCGGCAGCGGTGAGGCTGTCGATAGGAGGAGTCGAGCGAGCGATGGTGCGGGGCATGGTTTTCTCAGTCCTCGTCGTGGAACACGATCCATGACGCCGCGTAGGAGGCGGCGAGCCAGCCGTTGATGACCCACCATGCAGGATGCAGGTCGGTCAGGAGTGCGGCGGCCATGTCGACGGCAATCGCATAGGGCGCGAAGCACCATGGACAGGTCAGCAGCAGGCCCCAGCGATCATCGCCGAAGCGGCCAGCCCACCACATGCGCAGCGCCACCACGGGCGGAAAGGAGTCGGCGACGACGAGCCGGGTGAATCGCGCTGACGCGACGATCCCGACAAGTGCGGCGACGGCCCACAAGATGTACTGGTTCACTGGTTGACGACTCCCAACTGGCGCAAGGTTGCTCCTCGTAGGCCATTGTGCCCGGAGGAGAGGATGCTGCGTAGTTCCGTGGGGCTCGCCACGGATGCGGGTTCGACAATCTTCGCCACGGAGTGCATGGCGTGGACGAGCGCGTCGAGGCGGTCGGGGGACGAGGAACCGGGCACCCACGACACCAACTGGTCCTCCAACTCGCTGAGGCCGTGGGAGAGGTGGAACACCTTCCCCCGCTCGTAGAGCGCAACGATTGGGTCGGCGCGGATGACCTTCCCTCGGCGGGAGGTGACCTCTTCGATGCGCATGGTGACGTCGGCGTTCTCCAGTGTGGCCCGGACCATGTCGCCGCCGTAGTTCGTTTCCACGACAACGCAGTCGGCGCTGTACTGGTCGTATGCCCTCTTGGCTTGGTCGGCCCAGCCCTTCGGGGAGTACTTGCCGGAGAGGTCGGCGAGGACGTAGAAGCGCTCATCCTTGAACCCGACGACGACGATGCCGGTTTCGTCAGACTTGGAGCGGGCCGTTCCCGCGGGGTCGACCCCAACGACGACGCGGTCAAGGTCGAAGGGGGCGATGTCGATGCGCTGGTCGCCGTCGAACATCTCGTACTGCCAGAGCGCGCCCTCGACGTCGGCAAGGATTTCTCCGTGGATCTCCTGCCTGCCGAGGCGAGTGTTTTCGTAGCGTTCGAGGATGATCTTGGCGAAGTGGGGAGGGAGGTTGTCGATGTTGGCGTAGGTGGAGGCGCGCACGAGGCGCGTGGTCGGGTCGGCGACGATTGCCTTCATCCACTTGGTGGGCAGTGGGGTGGTGGTGGCACAGATGTGAGGGTGTTGCCCGACACGCAGGCCGAAGAGGAGGTTCGACCAGACATCCTCGATCAGAGGGATGTGCGCCGGTTCATCCACCCATGCCGCGGAATGCTGAGGGCCACGCAGACGGTCCGGCTCTTCGCCGGAGAAGGCGTGTCCGATCGCCCCGTTGGGCCACGTCAACTTCTTCTTCGACGGCTCCCATTCGGGACGCTGCCCCGGGGCGGCCGTGGCGAGCACTCCGGACTCCCCCTCGATCATGGTGTCTCGGGCGTCGGGGCCAGTCGGTGCGATGAGGGCGATGCGTGGGGACCACTTGGTGATCCGGTTCGTCCATCGGGAGCCAGTGGTGGTCTTCCCGGCACCACGCCCCCCGGCGACGAGCCATGTGAGCCAGTCGTCGCCGCCCGGGGGGTGCTGGTCGGCGCGCCCGTGCGGGAAGTCCCATTTCCCGTGAGGCTTGCCGTTGCAGGCCACCTTGTCGCAGTAGAACGGCTTCCACGGCTTGTCGGTGAGGCGCTGCAGGCCGAGCAGGGCTCTTTCTTGGGCGGCCGGAGACCACCTGCGCCACTGCTCGTCGTCATTCATGAGTCGAGGGTACTGCCCTGCCGCGCCGCTGCTGCTGGTATCGGGTGACGTGGGCGGTGAGCCAGAGCCGACCGTGGAACCTGATGATGCGGTCCCCGGGGGTGATCGGGGACTTGCAGCATTCGCAGGTCGTGTCGAATCGAGCCTTCATATCCATAAGTGTTGCTTATGGATATGAAGTTCTCTAGCAGGAAATGGTGATGACGCCAGAGAGTGCGGCCGCGCAGTCGGTGTCGATGACGTAGGTCCGCTCCACGAGGGCGCGGATCGCGTTCGTCGCTGGGGTGGCCTGCAACAGCGGGGCAGGCGTGGTGGTCGCCGCGCTACGCCGGATCGTCACGGCACCAGTGGCGAGCACGCGGTTGCCGTATGCGCCGATGGCCACGGGCGTGCCGAGGCGCGTCTCGATGTGGTTGCCCTGCCGCTGCAGGCGGCTGCCGAGCGATGAGGCGACGGCGCTGCCGAGGTGGATGACCCCATCTCCGGCGTAGGTGCTGTCGAGGTACTCCTCGGCCTCGGCCAGTGCCTTTTCGGGGCAGTCGCTGCTGATCGCGGTACTGCCGACGAGTTGGGTGGCAAGGGCCTTCTCCAGGAACGTCTGCTCCCGGGCTGCGTAGCCGCGCATGGCCCGGGTGGAGGCTTCCGCCCAGCCGCCGACGGCCCTGCACTCGTGCAGGTAGTAGCCGAAGATCGGCGGATAGTCCCCGAACAGCGGGTTGGCCGCAGCGGTCTTGGTGATCGGGCCACAGGCGTCGATGATCGTGCCGAGGTCTCCGCCTGCGCAGTTGAGCGCTTCGTATTCGATGCCACCCTGCCAGTGGCCGTCGTTGAGGTCGAGTGGCTTGGCGACCGAGAAGAGGCCGAAGCGGCGAGGGTCGACCTCAGGGGTGTCGATCAGGAGCGGGGGCAGCGCCATGATGGCCTCTCTTGTACTCGGGGCGGGTCGAGCAAAAGCGCCCGGCCTCACTGGCAGCGTAGACGCTACGGGGCTCCGGGAGCCAGATGCGCGCCGTCGCAGCCGGGATGTGGGCACCAGTCCTCGATGCCAGTGCCGTCGTCGAAAGTCTTCTCCTTGCGCGTGTTGTCGTTCCTGCCGCGCGGCGGCGTCAGCAGGGCAAGGATCGGATGGACAGGCAGGCCGAGGTCGCCTGCCATGTGGACGGAGAGGGCTCGGCGGACGTAGGAGGTGCGGTTGAGGCCGCGACGGTCTGCAGCCATGTCGGCGATCTTCAGCCATGGCAGCGACACCCGAAGTTGCAGCGGGCCGAGGTAGTCACCCTTGTGGCGGCGCTTCTGCTTCAGGATCTCGGTGATGTTCTTGGCCCACTCCCTGTCGGTGTAGTCGGTCAACCCTGCACCTCTCCTTCGATGACGGCATCCTCGGGGAGTCCGGAGAGCATCTTGGAGGCCTGCTCGGCGATCCAGCGCTCCATCTCACTGACGGTGGGGGTGTACACCGTGACTTCGGTGGGCGCGTCGGCGCCGACGAGTTTGGCGTAGCGGTCCACGAGCGAGAGCGCGGTGCGAACGGCCGCGAGGTGCTCGGGATGGTTCTCGTCAGTGGCCTTCCCCCACACGGCGCGGGTGAGGCGCTCGATGCGCCGTGCGATGAGTCGGCGCTTCTCCTCCCGGCTCTCCTCCGTGATGGTGGAGGCCAGAGACCGTTCAACGGCAAGCCGGGCCGACGCGACGGTCGCGTAGCCGAGGACGTCGGCGATCTCGCTGTAGGAGGCCCCGGCGATCCGCAGCGCCAGCGCGGCCTCGACGCGAGTGACCTTGTCGGTCTCTTCGAGGTCCGCGTTGAGGTTGTCGAGGTCCTTCTCGGGGACCGGCTTCGGCTCGGCGTAGGCCATCACTTCCCCCTGACCCACGAGTGTCCACATTCGGGGCACTCGATGGTGTGCGTGAGGGATTCGACGCCATGGCTGGTGAATGACAGCGGCGCTGCGGGCCGGGACAGCCGCTCCCAGTCCTCATCGCTGTACCCGGTGCCGATGAGGCCGAGGTCTGGCGCGGCATCCCTGATGGCGGACAGGAGTTCCTCGGTCAGGGCCGGATCGGGCCGGGCGTTGCGGGCGATCTTGTTGTCGGCGGCGAGGATGAGCAGTTCTTGGGTCTCGTCGAGGTCGAGCCACACCACCGGCACCGCCTTTGCGCCGAGGTCGAGGAGCGCGACGTAGGTGTGATTGCCCGCGACGATGTGCCCTGTGGCCCGGGAGACATAGATGGGCCGATAGACGCCGGTCCGCTGCATGGACGCGACGATCTCGTCGACGTCGCCGTTGTTGTCGTTCTTGGGATGCTGCTTGACCCTGTCGATGGGGGCCATCATCCCTTCGGTGTCGAAGAGGAATCGCAGGCTCATCGGTTCATCAACGCCTTCTTGGTCAGGTTGGGGAGTGTCACTGTCCGGTCTTCTTCTTGACGTCGTCGCTGATGAGCCGCCGCACGTAGTCAGAGCGCGTGACGGAGCCACGGACCCGGTCCAGCGCGGACATGCCGGAGGAGGTCATCCTGATCCGGAGCATTTCGTCCCGAGCGGCGCTACCGCGAGGTCGTCCGGCCATCACTGGCTCCTCTCTGGATCGCGAGGCACTGAGGGCACTGGCGAGTGAGGTCAGCCGCGAGTCTCTCGATGTCCTCGTCGGCGACGTGGGGCCGCTGCTTGGCCTGCGACAGCACCCAGACGTGGTGGTCGCACATCAGCATCGCTCCATGATGACATCGACGCTTGGCGGGCCGACCGCAGAGCGGAACGTGACGACCGGGATGTGGGTGGTGTCGTCTTCGGGCAGCACCCCGGCATCGCGGAGCCCGTCCATGATGGCTTTCGCCGTCGGCGCAAGGTTCTCGACGTCCCAGCGACGGCTGCTGCGCCGCTTGAAGACGAAGGTGACGTGGACAGGGGTCTCGACAGCGCCGACGTCACGCCCGAGCCACCCTGCCGCCGTCCGCCATTCCTTGACTCGCCGCGCTCGCTTCAGTGGGTGCTCCCTGTCGTTGGCGCTGAGCCAGTTCCCGACCTGAGGGACCGTCAGTTCCATGACTGGGTCCGCCGGTTCGATGCCCTGGTCCATCAGGTCGATCATCGTGCGCAGCATGGTGGGCGTCAGGTGGATCTCGTCCTCGTCCTGCAGCAGCACCACGAGCCCATTCTCGGGCGTTCTGGCCACCCCCATCCGCACCGGACCGACTTCCTCGCCGTCGGTCAGCAGCACCCACCCTCTCTGATCCGCCTCTGCCTTCATCAGCGCGTGAGTCCTTCCTCTAGAGGGGGTTATCCCGACCCCCATGGTTTCGTGACCATCTTGTAGCCACATAATGCTCTGACCTGCGGTTTTGTCATCCATCTTGTAGCAACAAAATGGATGTTGTAGCCACAGAATGACCCCCAAAAGGCCATCTTGTGGCTACAGAATAGCATCTTGTGGCTACAGAATGGGTCGGAAAACGGCACACAGACCAGCAGATGGCCACCGACACCCAGCTCCCACCTGGACGGCCGATGGCGGGTAGGTGGGGGGGCATTCCCAATATTGGGAATGCCGAGCCGAACTAGTGCCCCTGCCGGTGAGGCTTGACATAAGGGCCGGATAGGCCGATAATGAGGGTTGTTGGGAGGGAGTTTCGAGCGTGGACAGTCGGTCCGCGCGCTCTCCTCCAACGGATCGCATTCCCAACATTGTGAATGCGGGAAGGATGGTCATCATGACCGCCACCACCACCACCTCCAGCCGCAACGCGAGTAAGCGCCGGACCCCGCGCAACATCGACGAACTGGTCGAGGCGATCAATGCCACGCCGGTCCTCGCGCTGGATGACGACATTCGGGCCGTCGTCAAGGCGTGCGGTCCGTTCGACGCGATCGAAGCGGGCCACGCGGAACAGCTCGCCCAGCTCAACGCGCGCACCGATGCACTCCTCTCCGAGTACGTCCGCATTGCCCGCGCGTGGAAAGCGGCGCGCCGTCCACTCGGTGGGTTCCACAAGGCCATCGGTTCGGGCAACGTGAACACACACCGACGTCTCATGCTCACGGGTGAGTTGTGGGATGCTTACCAGGCGGTTCCGGACCTCACGGTGAGCCTCTACCGTTGCCTCCAGTGGGTCCACGTCTCCAGCGCGGGCGAAATCGCGCGCGACATTCTGTCTATCCGTGACAGCGTGTCGGACACCGTCGGACTGTCGCGTGATCTGCCGGTCCGTCAGGTCAAGGCAACGCGCAAAGCCCGCACGAACGATGGAACCTCCAGCACGGGCGAGGGCACGGGCGAGGGCGAGGGCGAGGGTTCGGGCGAGGGTTCGGGCGAGGGTTCGGGCACGGGCGAGGGTTCGACCCCTGCCGTCGTGATCCCCTCGCGGGTGAGCACGTCCGACCCGGTCGCACTGGTGACCACCGCGCGCGCCATGGTCGAGTCTGGCAAGGTCGCAGACTTGGATGCGTTCGCGGGAGCGGTGCAAGCGCTCGCGAACGCGGTTCGGGACGCCATGGCCGAGCGCGACGCCATGGCCGACATGGCGGAGGATGTCGCGGCCGCATCCTGACGGACAACGGGAGGACCGACCTCCAGCCCGCGTGGGGCTGGAGGTCGGTCCTCGTCCTGCCCCCGGTCCTCCAGGTCGACGGACCCTTCCCCATGGCGCGACTTCCCACGCGCCTGAACACGTGAGTATCGGACCGTGTTCGGGCGCGTCGGTGGCCCTGCCATGGGTCACCCTTTAGGTGTGCGTTATGCGCCTCACCAAAGGGCATGTCAGGCACGGTTCTGCCGTGCCACTTTCACCGCGCGGGAGTAGTCCGTCCAGCGGTCCACCTGAGTACTCCCATGTGTTGGGAGTACTCACTCACCAAAGATTCACAACATTGTGAATCCGACTCACCAAAGATTCACAACATTGTGAATCCGACCGAAGGGAAAGCGCCATGCAGCACACCAGTACCGTCGAGCAGATCCCGACGACCGGCATCTACGCGGCCATGCGCCGCGGTCACCGTGATCGGACCGGGCACCACCTCGCCGGTCACCTCGTCATCGACTCTCATGGAGTGGCGCGCGTCGTGCGCACCTGCTGCTCCTGATCCCACCTCACCGGATTCACAACGTTGTGAATCTCGACCCGAAAGGAAGGCACCATGCGTATCCGACGCACCGACACCGGTCAGGTGTCCGTCACCGACGAGTCCCACGGCTCGGCCGTCACGTTCGTCACGTCCATCTACGGCGGCCCCGTCGTCATGGTCACCGGGGCGATGCAAGTCTTCGTGGACCGTGCCGTCACCGCTCGGTGTGGCGACCTCGTTGCCGACCCGAACGGTTGGGTCGCCCGGTTCTGGCACGACGCGGTGACCGCGTGATGCGCCTCACCGCGCGCGGCAGGCGTTTCCTGCTCGGCCTCATCCTCACCATCGGTCTCTTGATCGGATGGTTCGCCGAGGACCTCGGTCTCATCGGCTGGTGGCGGTAGGAATCCGTCACCACATCTGAGATTCACAACATTGTGAATCCACTCACCGAACCTCGATCCCCGAGGTTCACCCCACAACCGAAAGGAAGGCGTCAATGAGCCGCACACTCTCCGAAGAACTCGTCAAGGTACCCGGACAGGATGGAGACCTCCTGCTCCCGCGAGAGACAGTGGTCGAGGTCGAGTGGCCGAACGGGAATCGCGTCCTCGGCTACGTCGACAAGGGCGGATTCCGGGAGATTGCTGGGGCGGGTGCTGGCGACGACACCCCGTGCCCGTGGTACAGCGGCCGCGTCGTCCGCGTGTTCACCGAGGTCACGGGACCGGCGGCGCTGGCCGAGGTCGCCCGCCTGACCGCCGAGTGTGACGCGTTGGCGGCGCAGGTGGCGCGGGTCGAGTCGCTGGCCGGGCAGTGGGAACGCCTGGCGACCACAGCGATCAACCCCGACAGCCGCGAGTGGCTGCAAGCCTGCGCGGCAACCCTGCGTGAGTGCCTGTCCGGGTGACAAGGCTGCGCAGTTCGTGCCGGAGTCCTGAAGTTCCACCGCCGACCCCTCTGACTGAACCGTTCAGTCAGAGCAGATTCACAACATTGTGAATCTCGACTCACCGAACCTCGGCCCCGAGGTTCGGACCACCACTGAAAGGAACAGAACCATGTCCGCCATTGTCTTCGCCATCCCACTGCTCGACGGATCCATCGAGCAGGTCGACATCGCTGGATTCATCCGGCACGGCGACTACGTCACCGCGTTCCGCGACACCCCTCATGGGCACGACGCCATGCGGGCCTTCTCGCTGGTCCCCAAGGATCTGCGCGCCATCATGCTCGACGAGGTCACCGCCGCCATCGCCGCCGACCCCTTGGCCAACTTCGCCCCGGATGGCACGCTCGCGCGCGGGACTCTCTTGCTTCAGTGCCCCCGCGCCCTCATGGTGGCCCCGCTCTACGCACTGGTCGGGGTGTCACCGGACGTCTTCGATGGGGACGCGCCCTATCTCGACCCGCACGCCGTCGCGGCGGCCATCGCCGCCGACCCCTCGGCTAAGTACATCTGAGCCGATGGGGAGCGCTCACCTGAGCGGCCACACTCCAGTCCGGGCCGAGGGGATCGACACCCTCGGCCCGGCAGAGGTGTTCCGCCTCATGCCCGACAGGCCCATCCCCTACGGCGAGGCCCCGGCCTACTGGTCTGGGCTCTGGTACGCGTCCTGCCCTGACTGCGGCCCTGTCGGCTCCGGCGTCACCGCGTGGTGCCAGAGCTCTGAAGTCGCCGCCGTCCGGGCGACCACGCACAACCGGCGATCCCACCCGGAGTCGTCGTCTCCCTCTCTGAAGGACTGAACATCCACCACCGTCGGATTCACAACATTGTGAATCTCACCTCACCAAAGGAAGGCACCATGCACACACCAGCACTCTTCAGCGAGACCGACCCTCGCAACTCATCCCCCACATGCACTCTCACCCCCGTCTACCCCCTTCGCTGGGTGCCCGGGTGGAGGCCCTCCCTCTGGTGCACATACTCGAAGTGGGTTGACGCACTGGGCCGGACGGTCTTCCTTGCGCCTGGGTCTCGGCGGCAGCCCAAGGTTCCCAACGATCACATCGACCTCAAGAGGTCATGGGACGAGTCCGACCTCGACGCCGACGAGTTCAGTGAGTGGGTGTCGAGTTTCACCGTGTCCGAAGACGCCGTCTACTGGTGTGACGACTGCGGCTACCCCACCTTCTACCCCTTCACCGTAGATGGTGGCGCGAAAGAGGTCTGCGAGTCATGCCTCGACGACGACTACACCAAGTGCGGCGACTGCGATGAGCCCTACCGGGACGTCACGTCCGTCGAGGATGGTGATCGGGAAGTCTGCGAGTCCTGCCTTCAGAGGTACGAAACCTGTGACGACTGCGAGGAACTGGTCCGGGACACCAACTCCGTCGAGGGCGACGATCGCTACGTGTGCGAGGCGTGTATCGACGACCACTACTACTGGTGTGACGATTGCGACTGCTACTACGGTGAGGAGCACGACCACCATCGCGATGGCTGCTGCGAGTCGCCGAAGCAGGAGTTCTTCCTGCGGATCAAGGACGGCTCGATCTCGCAGGACGAGCGGCTCACCGTCACGTTGCCGGAGGGCGTCACCAGCACGGGGTTCTATCAGATCCGAGACTTGGTCTACTCCCATGTCCGCTCTCTAGAGGCACCGCCGACTTTTGGCTGGCACCGCGCTGTCGATAAGATCCACGGCGAGACCATCGGAGCCGAGTGGGTCACCGACAAGGGGACGCTCCCGAAGCGGATCTCCCGGTTCCTCCACCGCGAAGCCGGGATCTCTCTGCCCGCCACGGTTCTGGCGGAGATCGGCAACGTCGCCAAGCGGGACGCCCGGAGCGGAGAGTTCCACGTCGAGGTCACCCGGGACCTCAACCTCGACGCCGACGAGTTCGCCCATGGCGGCTCCTGCTGGTGGGGTGAGTACGCCGTGAGTCGATGCATCCTCAAGACGAACGGTGGGTTCGGGCTGCGCTCCTTCGGGAAGTATGGTGGCTGGGCCACCGGGAGATCATGGGTGATGCCCATGAAGCGCCAATTCAGCGGCCCCATCCTCACGCCCACGTTCAACACGGACGACCCGGACGCCTACGTCGTGTTCAACAACTACGGCAACCTCGGGGAAGGGATTGGGCCGGTCGTGTTCGCCCACATGCTCGGCTGGGTGTCGCGCCGGATCGACTTCTCGGTGGACGACATGTGGGTCAACCATGACGATGTCCGCGGCATCCGCTCCGGCCACCTCATCACTCCGTCCGCCGAGGACTTCGCCGACCTCCCCAGCCTCCACCTCTCCATCGCCGACCACTCCTCCCTCTACCGGGATGAGACCACCACCACCGAAAGGACCAGCCATGTTGCCTGAGAACGTCTTCGACGCCGAGGCCCTCATCCGCATCTGTCAGATGCGAGAAGGGTCGTTCGCCAAGGCGTACGGCATGACCACCGTCGAGGTGGATCAGCCCGCCCCGGCAAACTACTACCACTTCAAGGACAACGGGTCGGACATCCTCGCCGTTGCCCACCTCGACACGGTCGCGGGTCGCAAGGCCCGGACGGCTCGGATCGTCGACACCGAGGCCGGTCCCGTCGTCCACAGTCGAGCACTCGATGACCGACTCGGGGCCTACGTCATCCTCGACATGCTCCCGAAGTTGGGGCTGACCTTCGATTGGCTCCTCACCACGGGTGAAGAGTCTGGGCTCTCGACGGCGGCATTCTTCGACGCGCCGAAGGAGTACCGCTGGATCATCGAGTTCGATCGCGGCGGCACCGACGTGGTCATGTACCACTACGAGGACCCGGAGTGTGTGCAACGGGTCCGTGCCTGCGGTGCGAAGGTCGGCAGGGGGTCGTTCTCGGACATCTCCTACCTCGACCATCTCGGGGTGAAGGCGTTCAACTGGGGCGTCGGCTATCAGGACTATCACGGTCCCCGGGCTCACGCCTACTTGGAGGACACCTTCGAGATGGTGGACAAGTTCCTCATCTTCCATGCCGCCTTCGGCGACGTGACCATGCCTCACGACGGCGAGCCTTCGATGAGGGAACTCGCGTGGGGATGGCCGTCGCTCGACGACGACTGGGAGGAGTTCCCGTCCCAGTCCAGTGACAGCAAGTGGGACAAGTGGAACGAGTGGGACGACGACGAGCCCGACTTCGTCGAATACCCGTCGGCCGGTCAGGTGACCAAGTACCTCGCCGACGTCGAGCGCTGGGATCGCCGCAACCGGTGACCCCACTGGCAGGGTGCGGCGTGGCTGCCGCACCCTGCCAACCTCGGATTCACAACATTGTGAATCCGCTTACCAAAGAAGGAAAGGACACTGTCATGACCAAGACACCACAGTGGCTGCCGGACGGTTCCGGCATCGACCCGTTGACTATCGACCCGAAAACGGTGGTCGAAGTTGAGTGGTCGAACGGGAATCGCACCGCCATCTATAAGGATGAGCGCGGCTTTAAGGAGGTCTGCGCCAGAGATGTGGGCGACGGCGACCCGTACCCGTTGGGCGATGGTCGCATCGTGCGCGTCTTCGCCGACGTGACCCCGCCCCGGCCTGACCCGCGAGTGGAGGTCGTGGCGCGTGCACTGCATAGAGTGGGCCCAACCCACAGCGAGACGTGCGACAACCACTGGTCGCACTGGTGCGATGATGCCCGCGCTGTCCTCGACGCTCTGGACACAATGGATCCAGACCCCGAGCAGCGGGGGCGGTGATGCCCAGCCCGCCACCAATCCGGGCATGTAGCGGCCCGAGGAATCGCTGTCCGGTCCTTCGGTTCTGCCCGATCTGCGCGAAGGTCCTGAGTACCGTCGCGGGGCGCGTGCGTCACATGGTGCGATGCCCGGGTCCGATCATCCTCAGCATCGCTGAAGCGCAGCACTTTCACGATGAGCAGTTCCACTCCCCCAAGGGGCGTCGGAACCACCTGCTATAGTTTGTTGTACCGGCTTTACTAAACCACCACCACCACGGAAGGTCAGTCCTCATGAGTACCCGCAAGAACCTTTCTTTCGACAGGAAAGAACTGTCCAAGTTCACCGACGCTGGGGAAGCCGTCGTTCGAGCCGCACTCGCGCTCGGATGGTCAGCCCAGTGGCAGAACACCGCCCATCGCGTGCTGAAACTCCGCTCCGCCGTCGAGCCGAGCGTCACCATCAACATCCCCACCACCAACCTCAACGTCAAGCGAGTGCGCGCCATGGAGGAGCGAATCCTTCGCTACTCCGACCCTGACCTTCTCGACAAGGTCGCGGCCCTGTCGGACGAGGCTGCGCACACCACCTCTGTCGATGACGGCCCGAAGACAGCCCTCGGCGTCACACCCGGCAGGGTTGTGCAGAAGGAGATCGTCGCGCTGGGCACTCGCATTCGGGAGATCTCCGAGGAGGTTCGGGAACTCCCCAAGCCATCCACTGAAGTCACGGTCCGGCCTTGGATGGCGCGACGCTACGGGTCCGAAGGCGGGCGGGGCCTCATGTATGAGTCCAAGTCGGTTCTGGAGGTCACCCACGGGGACGGCTCGATCACCTACCGCTGCGCGTTCTGCGACTTCGAGAACGACAAGCCGCGCTCGGTGTCGTCTCACGTCTCGCGCTCCAAGAAGGGGCACGACATCGGCCCCGCCAAGCCAACACTGCTTCGCGTCAACGAGTACCGGGCAAGCGAGGAGACTCGCGCGAATCCCGGAGGGCGACCGAACAGTCTCAGGGCGCGCATCCTCGCCGCCCTGTCCGCCATGGACGACTGGTCCAACCTCACCCGTGACGACCTCGCAGATCGACTCTCCGAGGCGTTGGCGTCCGAGCATGAGCCGACCCCGGCAGAGCCTCTCACGGACGCTCAGATCGTCGCTCGGATCACCGCCATCATCGACAACGGCAGGCTTGCTCAGATGCACCAGCAGATGGACGACCTGACAGCCGCTCTCGCGCAGGCGACACAGGCCCGGGAGGCTGCCGAGCATCGAGCGGAGACGCTTCGCTCCAACATGGCCGCACTGCGCGACCTCATCAGCGACGAGGACGTCTCGTGACGACCTACGTGATGCGCTCAACTCGCGACGGGGTGGTCGCGGAGGCGTCCATCGAGATCGCCTCCGACCAGAGGTTTGCCGATTTCACCATCGTCGTCGACCGTCGTCGACCCGGTGGCCGATGGCAGAGGGTTGCCGAGTTGGAGGGGACCGACGCGACCTTGCTGGCCGCTGTGGTCATCGCTCGCGGGATGCTTGCCAGCGCCCTCGTCTGCACCGTCATCGGCACCGAGGGAGGTGCCTTGGAGTACCGCCAAATCGACTGAGACACAACAGGATTCACCAGAAAGGAAGGGGTGTAGAAGCCCATGAAGAAACCCGTGTGGAGTGAGCAGCCGCCACCCATCCGGCGACCACGGGAGGGCAGTCCCTACGACTGGCCTGTCATCATCGCCGCGCTGAAGGACCGGCCCGGGCAGTGGCTGCTCGTCAACGAAGAGGCCCGCATGAGCATCTTGCAGATCATCAAGCGGGACTCGATCTCATGGCTGCGTGACAACGAGTGGGACTTCCACGCGAAGACGCGCAACAACAACCGAGAGGTCGGCTCGTGCGAACTGTGGATGCTCGCCGAGAGAAAGCCCAAGCCGGGAGGTCCACGTTGAAAGGCAAGTACAACTGGCCGGAGATCGTCAAGCAGTTGAAGGACCGGCCCGGGCAGTGGCTGCTCGTCGATGACAACGCGACACCCGGTGCCCCTCAGGTGGTCCGAGAGCGTAGGGCCACCGCTCTGCGTGACGACGAGTGGGACTTCCATGTCACCACTCGTGGGAACGACCACACCATCCGGCGCTCACAGATGTGGGTGTCGGCAACACCGAAGAAGAAGGAGGAATGATGGCCGGAGAACCTGTCGTCACCATCGTCGGCAACCTGACCGGAGGTGAAGCGTAGTTCGCTATAGTGAACTCATGCGACGGAACCCGAACAACCACGCCCACCCGGACCTTCGTGACGCTGTCGATGTCACCCGGTTCTGGTCC